AGAGTTAGCTAGGGCTGCTGGCGTCCCTGATGAACTACAGTTCAGGGATATTCGACGTACAGTTCTTACTGATCTGGCTAATCATGGTGCTACAGACAACGAACTTATGTCCTTTAGTGGACACAAAAGTAGAAACAGTCTAACGCCATACACACGTATCAGTGTAGAGCAAGCACGTAATGCCGCAGCTAAACGAAACTTCCAGTTGGATGATAAGGAGGAAGTATGGAAAAGAAAACACCAACCCACGACATAAGCTGGTATATCAAATGGGTTGCAACTATTACCGTTATCTTTGGAGCAGTCTTCAACTCGTTTGAGATTGTGCCGTACAATTATTTCATTATGATGATTGGTATTGCACTGTGGTTAGTGGTTGGTCTGTTGTGGTTTGATCGTGCATTGATTGTGTTAAACACAGCAATGCTTGTTATCTATCTAAGTGGTCTTATGTTTCACTTTAGTTATAGGTAAAGCATGAACTTGAAACCTTTCATTGATCAGCTTGATCTTGGTATTGATGAAACCTACAGAGGAGATTGTCCGGTATGTCAGGGTAAGAACACCTTTACTGCAACTCGCAGTGTCGGTGGTATAATTTTTAACTGCTATAAAAATTCATGTGAGATTTCAGGCAAGTCAGCTAGGTCCATTACTCTTGAAGACATTACTGCATTGCGCTCGTCTAAAGACAATAGAGGCTATGCTGTTCTTCATGAGCCGGACCATTGGACTCGTGCCCACCCCAAGCTTAACTCGTGGTTGAGCAACTATGGCTTAAGCCCACACAGAGTAGACACAAGGTACGATGTTAAGGAAGATCGTGCTGTGTTTCTAATAAAGAAGGATAGAAAAGTTGTTGATGCGGCTGGTAGATGTGTTGCAAGAAACCAAACCCCTAAATGGAAAAGGTATGCGGATACATCTGTTCCCTACACACATGGCGACGGCAACCTCGCTGTTGTTGTCGAGGATTGTATCTCTGCCAGTGTCGTTGGTGAGATGGAAAATATCACAGGTTTTGCTTTGCTCGGTACTAATTTACTTGACGAGCATATTGATTTTCTGAAACCATACTCTAGGATAGTTGTCGCACTTGATCCAGATGCAAGAAAAAAGACACTGAAAATAACATCGGAACTACGTAGCTATTTTCCATATGTGTACGCCATGAACTTGCATGATGATCTAAAATACAAACTGCCTTTGGATATAAATCACTTGAGGAAGATAACTAATGAGTATGGAACTAGCATTAATTAAAACTCTCCTGAACAAGGAGTTCTATGACACCAACAAGGTGTTTGCAAGGGAGACTGTATTCAGATCAAAAGAAACTAAGGCAATCAAGCGTACTCTTGACGAGGCAATGTTCAAGTACAGCAAGGACTTAGGGCATGATGATCTGGAGGCGTTGTTCTTTGCTGCACATCCTTCTCTTACTTCTGCACAGAAAGATGTGTATCGCAGTATCTTTACTAGAATTGAAAAGCAGGCTCCTCTTTCTAAGGAGATTGCACATGACGTACTAACGCAGCTTAATCGTGAGTCGTCTGCAGATGAACTGGCAGACATGGCGTTTAAGATTGCAAATGGAGAGTACACTTCTTTACACTATGTAAGGGAGTTTATTGATAGGCACGAGGACAACTTCACTCCTACTCTACGTGTTGACTTCGAGCCTATCGACATAGACTATCTGCTTACACAGAATGATCTTGAGTTCAAATGGACTATCAACATTCCCTCTGTGGCAGCTATGGTTCCCGGCATTAACGCTGGGCAGCTAATCGTTGCAGCAGCCAGACCTAACTCAGGTAAGACCAGCAGCCATGCCAGCTTGTGTGCAGGGCCAAACGGTTTTCTGGCACAGGGTGCTCGTGTCATGGTGCTTGCGAACGAGGAACGTGCGACACGAGTTGCAGGTAGGTATCTTACTGCATGTTGTGGCATGTCACTACATGACATACGCAACAACAAAGACAAGGCTGATCAACGCTTGGGTAACATGCGTAACAATCTGTACATCGCTGATGCTACAGGATGGGACATGGACAGGCTTGAAGGTGCAGTTAAAGCATACAAGCCTGATGTTCTTATCGCTGATATGGCAGATAAGTTTCTGCCCGGTGGTTCATTTACGGCTGGGCACGAGCAGCTTAAGGCAACCTACATTCGTTTACGTATTGTAGCTAAGGAATATAACACTGCTATCTTTGCTATGTCTCAGCTATCGGCAGAGGCAGAAGGTAAAGTGAATGCTAACATGTCTATGCTTGAAGGTTCAAAAACAGGCAAGGCATCCGAAGCCGACCTCTTGGTTTGTATTACTACTAACCCTACGTTCGATGGGCAAGAGGATGAAGATTGGACTCGTCACTGGTGTATTGTCAAAAACAAATTGACAGGGCGGCATGGAAAGGTTACAACTGTTCTTGATCCGCTAACAGCTAGGTATGAAGCATGAAACTAACTATTGACCTTGAGAACACAACTCAAAAGTTGCCTGATGGCAAGCTGTTGCTTGACCCATTCACTGAGGGTAATGCACTGGTCCTTGTATGTGCTAAGGAAGACACAGGAGAAGAGCACAGCTTTTGGTTTAACCATACGGAAGTTGTATCTCCAAACGATCACACTGCACTACAAGAGTTGCTTGATAGGGCTACTGTTCTTATCTGTCACAATGCACAGCATGAGTTGGTCTGGCTGTGGGAGTGTGGTTTTAATTACGATGGTCCTGTGTTTGATACTATGCTTGTTGATTATGTTTTACAGCGTGGCGTCAAGCAGCCGTTGTCTCTTGAGGCAGTAGCTGAAAGGTATCAGCAATCTAATCAGAAGATGTCAACTCTTACTGAGTACTTAGGTAAGGGTATACCAGTTGACGCTATTCCTAAAGATGAACTGTTGCAGTATTGTATGCAAGACGTTCGTACTACACAGGAACTGGCAAGTAACCTGCGCCGTAAGATGTTTGAGGAACAGTACGGTTCGCTTGAACCTATTCTTCAGTTGACTAACGAGATGTGTGTACTTCTTACTCGTATCTATCAGCGTGGGTTTACCGTTGATCGTGCTGCTCTTGAGCAAGTGCGTGAGGAGTTTACGAATGAGCGTGATACGATAGTTGAGGAACTGAAACTACAAGTACAGAAGTTAATGGGTGATACTCCTATCAATCTGTCCTCTCCAGAACAACTTAGCACTGTTATCTACAGTCGTAAGCCTAAAGATAAAGCCACATGGCCTACACACTTCAGTAGATACATGAAGAAACCAAAGGTTGATGCTGCTGTAAAGGACAATAGCAATCTTGTATATCAGACTTCTATGTTTCAGTGTAAAGCATGTTTTGGTCATGGCTATACCATTGCCCGTAAGAAGGATGGTAGCTTAGGCAAGGCTAGACGTAAGTGTAAGGAGTGTGATACAAAGGGTGTCGTCTTTGTAGATACCCAGAAGGTTGCAGGTCTTAAGTTTAATGTTAGGTCTGCATCTTTTGTTGCGGCTCATGGATTCAAGACTGACAAAAAGACTCTAACGTATCTGGAAAAGATTGCTATGAGCAACAACATGCATGAAGCTACGGACTTTCTTTCAAAGGTTCGTAGGTTATCTGCGCTTGACACTTACATATCTGCCTTTGTTGATGGTATCAATACTTTCACTAAGTCAGACAAGAGACTGCACGTTAGAATGACACAGCACAGAACATCTACTGGTAGGTTGGCTTCGGACTCACCTAACCTTCACAACATGCCACGTGGAAACACCTTTCCCATCAAGCGTGTGTTTGTTTCCCGTTGGGACGGTGGCTCTGTGATTGAGGCTGACTTTGCACAGCTAGAGTTTCGTGTTGCTGCACAGCTTAGTGGTGATGAAACAGCTACTGATGAAATCAATAACAACTTTGATGTTCACAGCTACACTGCTTCCGTTATCACTGAGGCTGGGCAGCCTGTTACAAGACAGCAAGCAAAGGAACATACGTTTGCTCCTCTGTTTGGTGCTACTGGCTTTGGTAGAACACCTGCCGAAGCACGGTACTATGAAAACTTCCTTGTGAAATACCGTGGCATTGCTCAGTGGCACGGCTCTCTGGCAAAAGAGGTTATGGAGAAAGGCTACGTGACTACCCCCTCTGGTAGACAGTTTGCTTTTCCAGATGCCAAGCGACTACCGTCTGGTGGTATAACGGGTTTCACAATGGTAAAGAACTACCCAGTACAGTCTGCTGCTACTGACATTGTACAGACTACACTACTCCTATTGGAGAAGAACATGCGGTTGAGAAATCTTCGCAGTATTCTAGTTAATAGTGTACATGACAACGCAGTGATTGATGTGTACCCTCAAGAGGAAAAAGCTGTGCTCAGTGTTATAAATGACACAGTTGATACTTTACCATCAGAAATTTATGGTAGGTTTAACATGAAGCTACACGTTCCTCTTGAAGTAGAAACTAAGGTTGGAAAAAACTGGATGGAGATGCAAGAAATGACTTGAAACTACTGAACTAATCAGTATAATGGTATTCCTTTTTGACAATTTTACAGGAGAATATATATGTCAAACATCGTTAAGCTAGACACCAATAACTTTGACAGCATGGCTGAAGCAATGGGCCTATCTACAACCGTAGGGACTACGGAGTCAGCCCGTTCTAGCACACTTTCTCGTCTACGCATTTGGCACAAGTCCATTATGGGTACGGAGGAAGTCAAAGGTAAGACCCGTCAGGTTGAGGTAGTTCCGGGTGGAACATATCGCCTTGAAGATCGTGATGGAAACTTCCTCTACGCAGAGAAGATTAGTTTCCGCCCGTTCCTTCAGCAGTTTTCGTACACTCGCTACATCCCCTACATGAAGCCAGATGATCAAGGCCGCAAAGGTCGCTTCGTTAAGAGTGTCATGGTAGGGCAGTCTCAGTTTGGTCGTGACGATCTTATGGATACTGATGGTGGCTTTAACTGTGGTCGTCCGTCTGGTTACATTAAGAACTGGGGTGAACTTCCAGATGCCCAGCAGAAACTGATCATGTCAGTTAAGCGTGTACGCTCTCTGCTTGGTATCGTAGAGATGGAAGGTGCTCTTGATAGTGACGGTGAGCCTGTCACTGTTGATCCAACCCCTGTCATCTGGGACATTGATAACAAGGATGCGTTCCGTGAAGTAGGTAAGGCGCTTGATAAGTATATTAGCAATCGTCGTCTGCTTCCACAGCACAAGCTGGAACTAACCACGCATGGTGATGCGATGCCTAACGGCAACATGATTTACTATCCTGTGGTTGACCTTGATTTCCAGAAGACCCTTTCTATTTCAGAGGACGATCAGAAGATGTTCTCTGACTTCAAGGATTGGGTTCGCAATCAGAATGTGTGGGTTCGTGACCGTCACAACAGTAAGGCAACAACCACACTTACTACAGAAGATGAAGACACAATCACGGGCTTCATTGATGTTAGTGATAATGTAGAGGTTGCGTAAGCTACTATGGAAAATGTAGCAGAACTTGCTGTTCATGCGTATCTTGAAGGAGTTACGCATGGGGAGCGGCAGATGTCAGAAGAAACGATTAAGCAGATCACTTCTGATATTGAAGCAGCTTTACGTAGGCAATTCTGCGAGCGTAAGGATAGCACGGGGGGCTTCACCCTCCGTGCCTCCAACGTAGGCAGACCTGTTTGCCAGCTATGGTATCAAAAGAACAAGCCTGATAAAGCAGAGCCTCTAACCACTACTTTTGTAGTGCGTATGATGTTCGGAGACATGGTTGAAGCTTTGTTCAAGGGGCTGTTAACAGAATCAGGAGTATCTTACGAAGGACACGATAGAGTTAAGACTAAGATCGGTAGCGAAGAAATCTCTGGTGAGTATGATCTTATTGTTAATGGAGTTGTAGATGACATTAAATCTACAAGCCCGTGGTCATACAACAATAAGTTTACTGATGGAAAGAACCTTGAAAAGGATGATCCTTTCGGTTATATTGGGCAGTTAGCTGTCTATAGCAAGGGTGCCAACGTACCAGCAGGAGGTTGGTGGGTTGTAAACCAAGCGTCAGGACAGTTTAAGTATGTCGCATATGAAAGTGACGTTGACGAGGTTATTTCAAAACTTAAACACACAGTAGATACACTTAATCGAAATGAGTTTGTTCGTTGCTTTGAACCAGAACCTGAAACTTTTAGAGGTAAAGCAACAGGTAACTATACTCTGTCTCGGCACTGCAGTTTCTGTTCCTTTCGAAGAGATTGTTGGAATGGTGCAATCTTAGAGGAGCCATCTAGAGTTTCTCAAGCAAAGAACAAGGCGACTGTTAATTATTTGGATATGGAGAAAGTTAATGACTAACTATGATGATCTTACTATTGAAGAACTACAGAGTGCTGTAGAACAACTTTCTAATGAACTGACAGAGGCTCGCACGAAGCTACGTGAGAAACGCCTTGCAGGAGTTCGTGCAGCAATGGAGGCT